TGCAATGCGCCGCTTAAGCCATGACCACTACCACTATGCACCGGTACTACTTCCAGATCCCAAGCGCCAACGTGCTGGAATGCATCTGGGCGTACAGCTTGACTGATGCCAAGGCCAAAGCCGCCCTTAGCTGGATGCCTTGGTGGCAAGAAATTCAATGGATCAACATCGACACCGTGACGGAGGCAATCCACTGTGATTAACAACACAGTGCCATTTCAATGGCAAGAGCACGACTACAGCACCAGCCATGGTGAAGGCATCAGCCGACCAGTACGCGGCAACCGCACAAAGCAATATTGCGTAATGGTATTTCCGCAAGGTGCACCGCCGTTTAAGTGGTACACCAAAGCAGAAAGCAAGAAGCACGCGGTGCAATATGCGCAAGCGCGATGGCCAGGCGCTAATGCAGAGGTGGCATGATGGTTGGCACCTTACAGAACTATCGCAAGTTCATTGCATCAAAGGGCACCGCTGCGCAGTCCTATGGATTCCAGCCGCAGGGCAAGTGGGATCTGTTCCCCCATCAGCTGGCAACATTGCAATTCGCTTGCGAAAAAGGACGCTCTGCTGCATTTCTGGACACCGGCCTAGGCAAGTCCCGCGTTGAGGCTGCTGCTGCTGCTGAGTTTGCTGCCGCGACTGGCCAGCCATCACTGATCCTTACGCCCTTGGCGGTTGCGCGCCAGATGGTGCGGGAGTGCGCAGCTGTCGGGATTGATGCTCGCATCGTGCGGGAGCAGTCCGACGTTGGCGATGGCGTCAACATCGCCAATTATGAACGGTTGCCCAAACTTGACCCATCAGTGTTTGGCGGTGTGGTGCTGGATGAATCCAGCATCCTTAAGTCCTTCACCGGCCCCACCAAGCGGATGCTATGCGAGGCATTCAGCGAGACGCCCTACCGGCTCGCAGCCACTGCAACGCCGGCGCCAAATGATCACATGGAGCTGGGCAACCACTCCGAGTTTCTCGGCCACCTAGGCAGCATGGAGATGCTGTGCCGCTGGTTTGTCAATGACACCAGCACCGCCAGCCAGGATTGGCGACTCAAAGGCCATGCACAGGCCGACTTTTGGCGATGGGTGAGCAGCTGGTCCCGTACCGCCACGCTGCCATCTGATCTTGATGGTGATGACGACGGCTTTATCTTGCCGCCGCTCAACTACGAGCTGCACACCATCACGGCAGACATCACCCAAGACGTTCCCGACGGGATGCTGTTCAGAATTCCCGATGGCAGTGCCACCACTATCCACCGTGAAAAACGCATCACGATGGAGGATCGCGTTGCCCGCGCTGCAGAGCTGGCCAACAGCACTGATGGCCCGGTGATCGTGTGGTGCGAAACCAACGACGAATCATCGGCGCTGGCCGCATCTATCCCTGATGCCATCGAGGTGCATGGATCAATGGCGCTTGATCAAAAGGTGGCTGCCTTAGATGCGTTCACGTTTGGCGAGCGCCGGGTGATCGTGTCGAAACCGAAGCTGGCCGGTTTGGGGCTGAACTGGCAGCACGCGCATACGGTGATCTTTGCCAGCGTCAGCCACAGCTATGAGCAGCACTACCAGGCCGTGCGCAGGGCATGGCGGTTTGGGCAAACCCAGCCCGTTACCTGCCATGTCATTATCAGCGACACGGAAACCAGCATCTGGAACAACGTGCAACGCAAGGCCGCTGATCATGCCCGCATGAAACGCGCCATGGCTGACGCAATGAACGGCTATCAGCAAACAGCAGTTAAGAAGTCTTACACCCGCACGCCACAAGTATCCCTCCCGTCATTCCTGCAATGAAACCCGACTATCAAGGCGACAACTGGGCCGTCTATGTGGCCGACTGCATCGAAATTATGAACGGCATGCCTGAGGGCATTGTTGATCTTGCCGTGTTCTCCCCGCCATTCTCTGATCTGTTTGTCTACTCAGATTCCGAGCGTGACATGGGCAACTGTGGCAGCCATGCCGAGTTCATGGAGCACTACGCCTATTTCAGCAAGGCGCTGTATCGCGTGCTCAAGCCAGGCCGTGTCGCTTGCGTTCACTGCTCCGATCTGCCAGCTCGCAAGAGCAAGGATGGATTTATCGGTATGCATGATTTTGGTGGTGATCTGATCCGTGCTCATCAGGCTGCTGATTGGGTGTACCACGCACGCTGCACGATCTGGAAGGATCCAGTCATCGAGATGCAACGCACCAAGGCATTGGGCCTGCTGTACAAGCAGCTCAAGAAAGACAGCACCCGCAGCAGGGTGGGTATGCCTGACTACATGCTTTTTTTCAGGAAGGATCAACTCAACCCAGACCCAGTGACGCATGATCCTGATGATCTACCAGTGAGCATGTGGCAGGAGCTTGCTAGCCCCGTGTGGATGCGCGTCAATCAGACCAACGTGCTCAACGGCAGGCAGGCCCGTGGCGACCAAGACGAGCGGCATATCTGCCCGCTGCAGCTTGACGTGATCGAGCGCTGCATCACCCTTTACAGCAACCCTGGAGACGTGGTGCTGGATCCGTTTAACGGCATTGGCAGCACCGGCTACCAAGCCGTCAAGATGGGCCGCAAGTACGTTGGCATTGAGCTTAAACCGGAGTACGCCAAGCAATCGGCCAAGTTTTTAGATCAGGCCGAAGGCAGCGCTGCGTCCTTGTTTGATTTGGAAGTGGCGTAATGGAAACTCGCCGCCTAACCGTCGTGCTGCCGCTGCCACAAATTGAAGCATTGCGGCAGCAGCTTAGACCGGGTGAAGGAATGAACGAGCTGCTTAAGCGGCTGATTGACCAATCAACTACTAAAAAGGTGGCGCAATGAACCAGACCGCCCTTGAAGCAGCGTTTAAAGATTGGTGGGAGGCGTCCTACGGGCGCCCACCCGGCACTCATGCTGTAATGACGCACGCAGCGTTTGCTGCGCACATCCTGACCCTGATGGAGCTACCAACAGAGATTGACCAATGACCGACCACATCCGCGCCAAGCTAGAAGCGTTAATTACTGATTCAGGCATGTTTAATGCAGGCCAGCAGGAAGAACGCCGCAGGCTGCAGACTTTGGTAGATGCCCGCATCGATCAATTACGCGTTGCGCCTGCTGGCGCGCATGTAATCAGCATTTGCAACGAATTACTACGGCTCCGCCAATCTTTTGATCCATGACCGCTGTACATGACCCAGTAAACAACCCGCCGCATTATCAGCAAGGCGACATCGAATGCATTGATGCAATACGCGCTGCGCTTACGCCAGATGAATTTTGCGGTTATTGCAAAGGCGCTGCGCTCAAGTATATTTGGCGTGAGCGGCACAAAGGCGGCAAAGAGTCGCTGCTAAAAGCTGCCTGGTACATTGCCAGACTTGCCCCATGACTCTTAACCTACTAGAGCGCCTAGCAATGTGGATTCTGCATCGCAGCTCGCGCACTGGTTTGGTAATTGTCAAGCCGCGAGACTGCACTGTTATGTCCTACAGCGTGCATTTAGAAGATGAACAAGCCCAACAAATTGTAGACGAGGTGTTTGGTATTGATGTGATTGAACCGCCATCGTTTGAACTTGAGCGGTTGTACCACCTGCCGGCATACGGCGAAGAATAATGATCAGTTTGTACGGTGGCCGGCTGCTTTTGTTTTGTGATCAACTTGATCACAATTGGCATGCGCAAATTGCGCTTGGCCCAAAACCTGAGCACCGGCTGACTGCTGATACAGGAACGGTGCATCTTCCAGATGCGCTGCAGCGTGCAGTATTGATTTATAAGGCTGCTGCTGGCAAAATGCAAGTGCAAGGTCGAGCGCCGATGTGCTGGGATTGCTTGCAGTGGGATGTAGGTTATAAGCGGTGCGCGCTTGAGTTTCCTGAATCCAAAAAAAGCGGCGGCAGGTATGCATCAAGATGCTCGCTTTATACACCAGCAGACGATTATCAACCACCCAAAAAAACAGATGAAATGCCTTGAGTGCGCTAGCACCAAAACCGAAATAATTGAAACGCGTATGTGCATGAATGGCACACGCCGCCGCCGCCGCAAATGCCACGAATGCGGTTATCGGTGGACTGAATGGGATGGCAAACGCCCTGGCATTTACAAACCTACATTGGTCAAAGAAGAGCATGTTAGGTTGGCACTTACGCGACCTGATTTAACAGATTTGGAAGTTGCGCATTGCCTTGGCTGTAGCAATGAAACAATACGAAAAATCCGTTGCGGAATACGTCATCGCGACATATTGCCTGAGCTGTTACGGTATAAAGAACGGCAACGACCGCAACCGAATGCTAATAAACGTAATTGCACATGGTGCGAGCATTGGGCGCAGAGTCGGTGCAGTTTTGGCTTTCCCGATCCACTGACGGAAGGGCTGGGGTTTGCGGCTGACTGCGACCTGTATCAGGTATGTGACAAAGCGTTAACCGGCCACGCTACTGCCGCATCATGCCCCGTCGGCGGTGTATGATTCATACATCGACAGCCACCCGACCGATGCTCACCACCTACCAGCGCGAAACCCTCACCGCCCTTTACGCTTCCCTCGATTACCTAACCTGCAACGATCTGCCCGGCCAAGCCGAAATTCAAGCCGCAATTCAAGCTATCGAGGTGCTGGCCGCATGACCCGCCAGCTCGACCCTGACTACGACGACATCCCCGAGGATCTGGCCGAAGATAATGACGACGACGACCACCCAAGCCTTACGCCTGAACAGCGCAATCCATTTTTGAAATGACATACATCCTTGACCTTGGCCCATGGCATGTAGGGCCGTTCCCTACGCACATCTGCGCGCAGCATTGGGCAGAGTCGCATGGTGTTGATCAATACCGGATGATTCCGTTGGATGACCCATCAGAAGCGCCAGCGCGCATCCACCGCCACCAATCTGATTAGTAATCCCAACGCACGCGAGGTCGACCAGCGCGGATGCCTAGATGCACAAAGCCCTTAGGCGCACCGTAGCCAAGGCTGTAGGGCCAGTTCTTGTCGCACCAGTCCTGGACATGCTGGATGTTGACCTCACGGACATAGAAATCAACTGCGCCAACACCTGCTGACCCATAGAGGTGCTCAGAGCCAGAGGCGCCACCAACTGAACGGTTGATCGA